TTAAATCGAAATTTAATAGAACCTTGCCAAGCCTCAAATGGTGTTGCGGCATAAGCAAGTGCTGTGGTATGAATTTCAGAAACAGGAGATGACGAAACAGTATCTCCATAAAGAGGAGCTACTATCATAGATGTCAACATAGAATCCGTTGTTGCTGTTTCTGGCCAATCAAATTGTCTAAAATAAGACCATCTTTGTGCAATAGAGTTAACTGTTAACTCATCTTCTCCACCAAGACCCATCAATCGAGTATCTACACTCAATTCATTTTTAGAATCAAGTGTTAACTTGATAAGGGCCTCAGGAGCATCAGAGTTCGTCATATTACCCATAACACGCGGAGTGTAAGGTCTAATTTCGTCTAAAATTTGAGGGCGAGAATATCCAAAAATGCGGGCAACATCTCCAATTTTTGTGGCAATTAGAGAGGTAGCTTTCGCATAAGGTGCCAGTACTGGAATCATAGATAAAGTATCTGCAGCAGAGGCTACTGCCGAGGCAGGCTTACTGATTAATCCTCCACTTGAAAACTCATCATTACTTGATGTGTTAGAGGATTGCTTCATCGATTTCTTCGATTTAGTAGCGGCTTGTTTACTGTAGGGTTTAGGAAATCCGAACTCATCAAGATCAGCTTCTTCAACCGCACCTTGAGCAGATGCAGTAGTAGGTACTGAAAGAGTAAGGTTCTCCGCCCAGCAGAAAACAGTAATTGTAATGGGGTCTGTGCCCCCATTGGCATGATTTAGAACATCGAAATCGTGAATATCAATTTCTCCCATTTCATCTGGCCAACCAGCCTTCGTAATATCCAAATAATTCTCTGGCCATATAAATGGCAAAAGCATTTCTCCTCCCTGAGAAGAAGTTGGATCTAACAAAAGATGTGGCTTTTGGGAAGCTTGCATCAAGTCTTCTGGAATAAAAGTTCTATTTACAGTAACTTCATCATCAGTAACAAAAGGATTGTAAGATAACAAAGCACGACCATAATAAAAACTATTACCATTGACTAAAACCTTCAAACGAAGGTTGCAACGCAAGTTACGATAGCGATTAATTTTATCAAGGACGTCAGCATTGCCGAAAAATTCGGTCCACGGATTGAAACGTGTAACCGACAGCGCAGCCGCAGGAGTCCATTGATACTCTTTGATTTTAATCGGCCTACTGAGGAAATCACCCAGTTGAGCGTCAGAGAAACCCGAGAGTTCTGTTGTTTCATCGGGGCTTGCGACGATGTCGTATGACCACGGTGAGTCCCCATCGACGAAGTTCGTCGTTTGGGCGCTCGAAAGATTCGAGACTTTGGAGATGTTATACGCTGCACCTCCGTCAGCACTTGAATTATTTTGGCTAGTAAGTAATTTAAGTATATTGGATTGGTTACGCTACTCTACGTTCCATCCTCAGTATATTTGGTTGGTTGGCGAGGCCTCTCCTAAATAGGAGTAGTCAACTGACTGCCACGAGACATGCAAGCCTATATATAGTATACAAACATACAAACTATCTAACATACGGTAATCCAATACATGAATGCTATTTTAAACTTATCACCACGAATAGCTCCGGGGTTTGCTCAAGTTTTTCGTCATTTCAGGACGGTGCTGCCAAATTAGCAATCATACTTCTCTTTGAACATATCTAAACGTTGATCATAAGTGATCTGGAGTTCAGAGCACATATGAGAGAGGTTTGCTTTTTCGGCAACTTGAATCATTTGCTGACGGCGCAATTCATACTTATCGCGTCCGTGCTGAAACCATTCTCTGAGAGCACCATCAATGTTCATGGCACTCTGGTCTTGGGGGGAAACTACCTTAGACTTCAAAACAGAGTGAAGTGATTTGAAGATGGATGCCTCCTGTAGAGCACCATGGATCAATCCTGTATCAGGATTGAAAACATTATGGCGCTTCAAGAAGTCGACATCTCTATCATTCATATAAGGTGTTGGTTCGGATTCCTTGTCGGGCATAGTGAAAACCATTCCTCGCTCTTTCAAAAAATGAGCATAAGAAATATGATTAAACCAGTCAAAGCCCTTACGAACCGAT